ACCTTGATACAGTTTTTCAAGATCTTGATTACTTTTATTTGTTTGAAACCAATCACCAAAAACTCTCATCCATTTTTGAGCTTTCTGTAAAGTTTCTGGATTTAAAATATCAGCTTTATCTAAAATTTTAGATGAATTATCCCAAAATATTTCATACTTGTTTCCACCTGCATGCCTAATCTTATATTTGTCTTTGATTGGAATTAAAAAATCACCCTTCAATCGTCTTGTTGCATTAAGTACTCTAATGAAAACTTTCTTTTTAGCAAGAACAAACAAGTTAACATCTCTTTTTTCACCATGATACATCGTGTAATCATTTAATACATCTTGTGCTCCACCCTTTTTAAATCCCATTATTGTTTCGGGTTTTAAATTTGAAAGGGTGATTCCAGTTGATTTTGCTTTCATGGAAACACCCAAACTATCTGTTCCTAAGAAATCAATATCAGCGGGATTTGTATCTTCATCCTGTTTTCGTGCATCTTTTCCTATCCAACCGTACTTTTTAGGTAATTCACCTTCTTTTCTAATTAGTGGAATAATTTTATCTTTAGTGAGATCATAATATTTTTTAAACATCAGAGGAATATAATTTTGGTCATCAAATAACCATTTTTTAATAGCTGCCATGCAACTTTCAGCATTTTGAATTTTTGATAAATTAAAATAATCTTCAAATGTTTCTTCAGAAAATTCATCATCTAGTGGTTTTTTTTCACAAAATGCAAGGAGAGGGCCAAGTTCGGAGTTAAACTGAATTTCAGAAGATCTACCACCTTCTGTCAAAAAATTAAGATAATTTTCTGATAGCATCTCAACTAACTGCGGTAAATCGGAATTATCAATATATCTAGAAAATGTTTTCATTTTACTCCCTAAAAAAGTTATACTATCTCCGAATATTTATACTCAACCAACTCTTGGGGGCTCTGGCTCAAACTCTGATTCTGGTAGGTGTTTTTTGACCATTTTTGTAAAAACTTCTTTTTCAAGAAAACACCAATCTACTGCACCATCTGGATCATCAATAGGTACAGAAAATATATTACCAAACTGATCTTCCATTATGTACATTAGTTCATTATTGTGGGTGTGAGAATTGTCTGTGATCAACATACAATGTATCATTACACCCAATTTTGGATATATGTAGTATCCACCAACTTCAAAGTCTTGGATATATTGCAGGGGAATTTGGGGGGGAGTTTTTTCTTTACGATAATCTGAAAGATTTATTATATTATTCTGTTTCACCTGTGACCTGTAATGGAAATTCGTTTTCTCTTGCGGATGTCAAGACTTCCCATATTTTTTGTTCTGCGATTTGATAGACATATATTCCTGCTATTGCAGATCCAAATTTATGAATTTCAAGAGTAAGAGATTGAGCATCAATTTCTGTTTTGTTGAAAAACTCCATCAATGACCAAGTAACAAATTCCATTGATGTATAATTATCATTATGATAAATGACTTTATATTTTCGCGGAGGTTTTAGTTTTTTAGTCTTCTTTATTGTATCAGAATCACTGTTAGCACCAGTACGATCAATAACTACAGTATCATTTTTCATAGTTGTGTGTTGAATTTTCTTTTCTACTCATAGTCGAATCCTGAAAAATCTTGTTTCTTAAATTTACCACCAGTTGCTATGTCAAAGGATGGTGTATCATCATTTTTTTGGCCAGTATCTACTAGCTCCTCTTGTGCTGCTTGGGATACATCAAATAATCTCATTTTGGCACGGTCAATGCCCACTACAAATTTACGATTTAATGTAGTGTCATTATATCTATTTTTCAACTGTTTTACTAATATTTGTCCAACTTCTTCCATCTGCTCAGTAGATATAATTGCAAACATAAGATCTGCAGTCGCTGGCAATCCGAAACTCTCTGAAGTATCTTCCAGCCCGATATCAGTACTTGAAAATCCTTGTCGCGTCGTTTGCGTCGCGGAAATAATGGGAAGTTTATTTTCCACAGCAAGACCGCGCAGTTCTTCTGCAATTGATTTGATGAGCGTGTAAGAATTGACATTAGACCCTGTTTTTATTCTGGAAGATGTACAAATGTTAAGATAATCTACAAATATAATGTCTGGAACAAATGACCGTTTAAGATTTAGTTCATTCAACAATGCACGAAAATGATTAACATTTGCAGATGCGGTTGGATATTCTTTAATTATTAGTTTTCCTTTTGTAGTCTTACTTAAATTATTTATTTTTTTATCATAAAGGTCTTTTGGTAGACTGTGAAGGTCATCAATAGAAATATCTAAAAGGTTTGCATCAATTCTTTCAGCAATCTTTTCTTCTGCCATCTCAAGAGTAATATAAAGTACATTTTGATTTTGTGTAAGACAAGAAGCTGCAACATGGCACATGAACAGAGATTTTCCAACACCTGTCCCGGCAAGACAAATGTTTAGCGTTTTTTGTGGAAGACCCCCCTTGGTAATTCTGTTAAAGTAGTCGAGATCAAATGGAATCCTCTCCTCAATCCTATGATAATAATCAAACCTGTCAGAACTGTCGTCAATATAATCATGACCGACATGAGGATCAAAAGAGACAGCAAGAGCATCGGAAAGAATGTCGGGGATCGCACCCTTGTCTGTTGTTGATTTAGGATTGTCGAGGATTGATATTGATTCGACAACTGCGTTGTAGATTGCTTTGTCCTGACAGAATTTTTCTGTTGAGTCCAATAACCATGAGAGGTCTGAAAATTCTTGGTCATCTTTACCAATCTCATTGATAAGGTTTATAGACTCTTTGAAATCTTCTTCTGTGATTTTTGCTTCACTTAATTCAATATTAAGAGCCTCTTTATTTGGGAGAGAATTATATTTTAGTATAAAATTATTTATCTGATTGTAGACAATTTTATCAGAATTTTCAGTAAAATATTTATCATTTAAAAATGGTAGTACCTTTCTTGCATAATCTTCATTCTGTAACAGATTCTTTAGTATGGTTGTTTCTATCTTCATCACTACCTATATGGTGTTCTTCTATTATTTCTAAAATCGCTTGACCTAATTTTTCTTCAAATATTATACCCTGTTCATCGGTTATGACTCTTTCGCCAATATCAGATGGTGATGTTATTATATCATAACCATACTGACATGTCAAGGTACCATCATCGTTTAAATTTGGGTCTGTTTTAAAGTCTTTGTATTTAACTATAACATGACAAAATGGACCTTGTATAATTTGAATACAAAGACTATTATCGTCAGGAGATTCTGGATTGGAACAAATAATATACCAATTATCTTTAAGTTTTGGAATATGTTTTTGGGGGGAAAGATCAGGCATCAGCCAATCCTCTAAGATTTCGGTCACCTTTAAGTTTAGCATCGGGGCCCCCTGCGGTATCTATCTTTAAAGACTGTTCGAAAGTTCTTCTGACATATGGTTCTTTGATTTTGGAAGGTATCCACTCAGTTGCTTCTGGACATATTAAATTGAAAGATACTGATCTTTTGATTCCAGGCCCAAAAAATGGAGTTACTGAATGTTTTAACCAAGCAGGAAAAATGAGAAATTTTCCCACGCTTGGAAGTACCATATCGTGGCTCTTCGGTCTAATGCTTTGGAGGGGGTTTACATCTTCATACCCATCTTCTGCGTGATGAAAATTGAAAGACCCCTCCTCGTTTAATTCTGAAACTTGTGGTGGAACTCGTAAATAAAACACACCAGACATTAGACCAAATTGACTGTGAATTGGTGTATAATCGGTCTCTTCAGAGTCTGTCGCCCAAATTTGTTGAATTTCTAAATTAGTTGTGGTTGGATCAATTTCCCTGAGTTGCAACCCCGAAGTACTCAAATATCCCCGACCCATAGACAATATAAAATCTACCATTTCTTTAGGTAACAATTTGGTGGGTATTGTAAGTTGTTTCCCCTTAACTCGTCTAAACGCATTTTCATGATATAACTCATTATACCGATTCTCGTAAAGATCGTCTATAATTCCATTCATCTGATCAACCAATTCTTTACGAATATCTGCAGTCGCAGCATAGTTATATTTTTGGTAGAATGATACTTGTGTTTCATATCGATGATCAACCATCATATTCTCCATCGCTGATACGGCGAGTTATCTTTTATGGTGATACTTGGGTTTATGTTAATTAGATTTATCATCGACCCCACCATCTTTCATATCAGTATTATCACCATAAAGAAAAACTGTTTTAACATGCTGATTTATCTTTTCTAATACATCTTCCGTGAAGTATTTTTCGGGCTCTTTCAAAATAGCTTTTCCGAAAATTTTAGAACCATCTGGCATCTCATATCTCGTAGATACTTTGGTAAAGATTCCTGCGTCTTCAGCTAATTCTAAAAGCCCGTAATACTTATTTAACCCCTGGTCATATCGTAATAAAACATCAACTTTTTTGTTCTCTTTGGTTAATCGTGATTTATAGTTTTTACAATGTATCACATTTCCTACAACATCAGTTCCTTCCTTCTCTTTTCTTTTAGAAAGGAATATAATAGTTGATGCGGCATACTGGATTCCTGAACCTCCCGACATCACATCTTGCGGAAACATCGACCCCATTTGTTTATATGTGTGATTTGTAACCAACAACGGAATTCCTGCCTTACCGAGTTTTAGTGTCAATACTCTGAAAGAACCTTTGACTAATTGTGCCCTTGTCATATCCTTTTTTTCACTGCCATCGGATATATCAGCAACTTCTTTCGTAGTGGACAACATACCCAATGAATCCAAACACATCATTAAAGGTCTATCTTCTGTATGACTCTCTACTACTTTAAGTGCTTGGTGGGTAAATTCTTGTATTGTTGTGACGGGAAGAATTATCATGCGTGAGGAATCAATTCCTCGCTCTTCTATCATTTGCTTAGTAATGGCAGATTCAGACTCAAAATAAAGAACACCCCCGCTAGGATTATCTGCCAAAAACTGTTTGACAATACCCAACACAAAAAAGGTTTTTCCTGTTGCAGTTTCTCCAGCAAATGCTGTAATCTTGTTTGACGGTATTCCTCCATGAATATCTCCAGAAATTAGTGCGTTTAAAACGTAGCTCCCGGTATCAATATAACCTGCAACATCCCCAGCTTCCACTCCATCAGAAACTTTTGCTCCAAATTCATTACCAGTTGCTTTTAATAAATCATCAAAATAATCACTCATAATTTACCCTTCAAAATTTTCAATTAATTCCAATTGTTCTTTTGAAACCACATCAATATTAAAAGATATGCCTCTTCTTTCACCTTCACCAGTAAATGGATAAACTTGGTGATTCAAACTACTTGGAAATAGATATAACCAGCCAACTCGTGGTGGGAGATTAAACTGAACTGTAGTTGAAAATGGATCAGCACCACCCATACCAGTAAAAACTATTTGACCATCTTTTCCACCCCTAATTGTTGTATCAGAATTAGGCTTTTCTAATTGTTTTGGAACTTTCAAATAAAGAACACCAGAAATTTTACAAGATTCTTTTTGGTTATGATGATTATGTACTGGAATATAATCATTTTCTTTCTGACTCACAACCCAGGCATCAGTAACTCTTGTATGCCATTGAGTGTGTGGTCCTCCTTCAACTGTAGTATCTAAATTGCTTTGGACATTACCATTATTTAAAATGGTGTTCATATACTTACTTACCATTTCCATAATATAATCTCTTACATCATATTTTACAAATTTATCATCTGAAATTGTCCATGATGTGGGTATTACTCCATTACCATAATTGTCTTCGGGGGGTTTAGTAACTCTGGATTCATCCAATATTTCATTGCTTACTGCATAAAATTTTACTAATTTATCTTCTGGTATTTCTGTACAACAGACTAGCTGTGCCCAAGGGGCGTGTACATACCAATTTTCATCAAGTTTCATAATTATACCCTATTTAATGTATTTGTTACACAGTTTTCTATTTAATTATTGAAATTTTTTTAACCATAGAATTGAGATGATTATTGCACAAGTCTCTCAAAATAACAACATCTTCTAATGCCATCATTTCAATAGAAAATTTATCCA